GAGATCCCCAGCTACTCTTAGTCGACCGTGGATCGGTCGCCTCCCGAAAGGGAGTGCCGTCTGCACATCCGAAAGGAGCACAGACTTGGGAAATACATATACCCAAGGCACATCCTTTTCACGCTTGATCGCTGTGGGGCTGTCTCCAACAGAGGCTGCCTCTATTGCCAAGACTATCCATCGCTGGGTAGTTAACAATGGTGAGGAAGAGACTGTCCGTAGGCTTAAACTATTGAAGGATTGCTACCTTCATCATCTAGTTGGTCAGAAATGCCACCTAGATTGGTTTAAGCAAACGCGTGACGGTAAACCAAAAGGCCCTTTTGGGGTCTTATGGAAGTTCTCCCGAAGAAACCTTTTTAAGGTTTGGAATGCACTTATGGTGTATTCTGTCTTTACTTATCAAGGTAGAGACATTCGGATGACCGCCCGTCAGTATGCGAAGTTCATCAAGTCGGTTAATCGCCGGCCTGTTGACCCGAGCATGTCTGACACCGTGGAAGTGTTGATTAACAACTTCACTTCGGTTTACACGTTTCCGCATTTTGTTGCGGATACTGGATCTCCTGTTGTCTTCTTAAAATGCTCTCCTACTCGGAGGGCTCCTAACCCACAAGGGTATAGGAAGAATTCACCAGAAGAGGAGACGTTAGTTGCCTCAATCGGGGTGCTAGCTCTCCGCCCAAAGTTCACCAAGAAGCACTTCCAGATTTATTCTGGGGTGCTAAAGGGTTTTGAGGACACATGGTCCGGTTTTGTGTGGACCGTGGACAACTCAACTGAAATGCCGCTATCCGGAAGGATAGGGGTGATTCAGGAACCAGGTTATAAAGCTAGGATTGTCGCGAACCCTTATCGGGTTCATCAAGCGGCCATGCTCCCTTTAAAAGAGCATTTATTCGGCCTATTGCGTAAGATGCCTAATGATTATGTTTATAATCAGGAGGCAGGTCTGCAATATGTTCAAGATCAGCTTAAGGCAGGTAAAACTGCTTTTAGTGTTGACTTGACCAATGCTTCAGACAATCTACCGATACAGTATCAGAGATATCTACTTTCCAAGATCGGTATTCCCGACTATTGGATTGCGGCATTCTCCGATATCTCAAGCGGGGATTGGGAGTTACCTCCCGATTGGCTTCCAAAAGAGGCATCCGTTATGAGATATCTACATTCATCCGACTTACCTGACTCTGGTATCTATCCCTTTAATAAGGAACGATACCTTCGTTGGTCTGTCGGCCAACCGCTGGGCCTAGGCCCATCGTTTGGATCAGCCTTCCTATTGCATCATGCAATCGTAGTGGGCATCCATGTTTTCTTGAACAAGGTGCTGGACTACGCTATGGTCGGAGATGACTTAGTCCTCTTCGATCAACAGGTGTATGATATGTATAGGTGGGTGATGAATGGTATCGGGGTACCAGTGTCTCAAGAAAAGACATTGGTATCCGATAAGGCCGGGGAGTTCCTTTCTCGAATAATCACAAAGGATTATATCCTTCGTGGTTACAAGTGGAAGGGATCTGGCGACAACTCATTTTGGGATGTTGCTAGAATGCTTGGGCCTCGTTCTCTTCGTCTTTTCCAAAAGAGGCAACGCAGGGTTTTATCAATCCTTGCGTGCCTTCCTGAGCCTTATGGGCTTGGGTGGAATCCGGAGGGCCGGACCTATTGGGATAGACTCGAAGAATGGCTGCATGCTTTCGAGCGTGTGGTACCTCTTTCGAGATCCTTTGTGTCGACTGAGAGTTCTCTGAACTTCAGGTTGTACACTGGGAACCTAAAATTCATAACCGACAAGGGATATCCCGTGTCAGCCATCCCCGAACAGGGGATAGAGGCGTTTGTGGCTCAGGAGATTAATCCTACTGTTGCACAGTTAGGAGCTCTCATGATCCCAAACTTAGATTACCTTGCTCATCTTATGGATGATGTAAAGTATCTGACCTCACATGGTTCTCCAGATATTAATCTGGAGAGGGTAGTGCGCTTCCTCCGTGACTTTACAGTCATGGAAAGGGAGTGCGACTTAACAACTCTCATCCGCTATGAACGAATAATTCATAGGGTCAAGAGTGGATAGGAG